CCATCCCACCAGGCATCATCCAAAGTAATTCCTTTTTTCCAGGCTGTAAAAGCTCCATTGTCCAAAATTAAGATCTCGTCTTTGCCTACCAGCTCAATAGCTTCGTTTAATTGTTCTGGGTGCATATAACTGACACAGAAGCTTTTGCCTTCAAGCTGTGGAAGCAATCTCTTTGGAGTGATTGGAGTTCCATGAACAAGTCTTTTTTTCATTAACTATTTCTCCCTTCACTTCTAATATGGGCCTATTGACGTTAAAAGTCAAGTAGTGTGACGAAATAAATTAATTAATCCATAAAACATTTTGGCCATTTAGGTCAAACTTGTGCATTTCTGGTGCTGGTGTAACATCTTGGTCAAGTGAATTAAGTAAATCTTTTTTACATACTTCGATATAAATACCATCATTATCGTTTATCATCACAAAAGCATAAATAACTTTTGCTTTCTTTATCATTTCTTTAATAGTCATTAGCTAGCCACTCCATTTACTTCCCAATTATAAATTCCTAATGCTTCATCCCAAAGCTTATTGGCATCATCATCATTTTTAAAGCCATTCTCAGCAGCAAAGTCCATTGAGCTGCCTGCATGAACAGCATCATAATGCCCATAATTGACAAGAGCTGCTGCAATTCCTTCAGCGGTCTTACTGTATGCAATGACTTCACCTGGCGCACAGTACATCATGATTCCACCTTCATGGGCATTTATGAATTTTACCGGCAATTTTGTCTCAACGTCTTTAATGTTTGTCATCAGCGCTCTCCTCTAAAAGTAAATTGTAAGACTCTCTTAATTGGCAATCTCTTGTAAGATCTATCCAGGTCCATTCTGCAATGGGCCTGGCTTCATTCTCTTTCATGAACTTTAAGAACTTTTTAAGAATTGCTTTTTTGTCTGGCTTCTTAATTATGCAGCTCCTTTCAATTTGCAGTACTCTTTGATTCCATCTTCACCCAAGAAGTAAAGAACCTTTGTGTCATGGCTGTTAGGCTCTACACCGGCCAAATCTTTTTTAACCAAGCTGGCAATAACTCCCCTGGCAATCTTTGGATCAGTCTTGAAATCTTCTAAGAATGTCCAGCTCATATTATCTTCGATCAAGTCAGCTTCTTTGTAACTGCCAATTTCTTCAGCAGCTCCATCACCCATGATAGTAAGAAACTTTTTTTCTAAGTTAGTTAAGTTCATTACGCAGCTCCTTCTTCTGTGTATGTTGCCTTGGCCATGCCTTTGGCCATGTAACCCATGAAGTGCATTGGATCGCCATTCATGAAATCAATTTTTACAAATGTGTCTTTGATCTTTGTCTTGTGATCCCAGCCAAGCTTCTTGATAAAAGCGATAACATCTGCAACTTCTACAATGTGAAAGCCATTTTTATCTTCGAACTCAAAAGTAAAGCCGGTATCTATGTCCTTCTCCTCTACAAAGGTATCTAACCATTTGTTCCAAACTAAATTTTTGACTGTCATTTTGTCTCCTTTCATTAACAACATCTCCTTACACTATTAATATGGGAGTATTGACGTTAAAAGTCAAGTGCTTTGATAAAATAAATCAACATTAATTTATGCAGCTTCTTTGTAATTTGTGTCATTTGGCTCTGTGTATGGGTTACATCCCTTTAATTCATCCCAAAGTTTCCTGGACATTTTAAACTTTGTTGTGTGGGTGTAGCTCATAATTCTAACCCATTTGTAACCAACTATGGCCCAAACTAAAAAGCTTCCGCATATGGGAAGCTTGTGTTTAAAAAATCTTGCTTTGTAAAGCTTGGCGGTTTGCCAAGCTCCTTTTGGTTTGAATTTAGTTTTCATTTAAGCTCCTTCATAATATTGATCTTCTGTGTAAATACCTACGCCAACCGGCTTGCCATACAGCATCATTTGGCCTTTGTTTATCTCAGAAATATCGTAGCTAATTGATCCTGGAAATTCATCCCAGGCAATAAACACTTTGTCAGAATTGATCTGAGTAATTACACCATAGCTTTTAGCTTCCATTGCTCCATAATCACCAATAATTTTAGTTCCTATTTTCATTGTATCTCCTATATTTCTAAGATTAAGTTAGCTTCTTTAATGCAATCTTTGTAAGTTGCGATCAGTTTTTTGCATTGCATTTTGGCAAATCCCATGCCTGGTGTTTTTTTCTTGATTCTTTCCAAGCCAGCAAGTGTTTTTTCTAACTCAGCAATTCTTTTTTCTAGCTGCTCAATCATTGTATCTCCTTAGTTTCTGTTTTAGTTTTGCCTTCTGCAAGCTTCTTAGCAATCAGCTCAGCTATGAGCTTGTTTGTGGCTTCGTCAGAGCCGGTAACAGTAATGCTGTTATCGACCCAGGTTGTTTTAAGCTCTTTGTCAGCCATTAATGACCCCATCCAGCTGCTGTTTGGTAAGTTGGCTTGCCATCCCAATAGCCTGCCCAGCTGTAAGTGTTTGGAGCAAAGCCAGGTTCACCGCTATAGTTCTTGATTTTTGCTTTGTAGACTTTTGTGCCTTCTTTTCTGCCTGGTACAACGTAGTCAGCTCCGCTACCTTTGTTCTCAGCTATTACAGTTTCTACAGCTACATATTTCATGAAGCAGGGAGTGAAACCAACACACTTAAAAAAGTCTACGTTTGTCTGGTCATAACCCCAGCTGCATTTAAAGATTGTTCCAACTTTTACTTTGTTTTCCATGTTAGTAGTTCTCCTTTAGAAAGTTTTTGATTAGTTCCCAATGCTTTGGCGGTTTGATGTCTTTCATCTTTTTTACTGCTTCGACAAAAAGTATAAACTTCTCATCTTCAAAAGGTAATGCTGGATCTATTAACAGCTCACCGCAAATAGCTTCGTATTTCATGACTGCTGGTGTTTTCATTGTCTCTCCTTTTGTTGCTAATAACCTTACATCTCTTATATAATGTGCATGACGTTAAACGTCAAGTAGTATGATATAATAAATATTAATTAAATTATTTTTAATCAATGCACTTGACTGAATGATGCGAAATATATAGGGTTTTTATTAAGCTCAGCCGAGCTGACCGAATTACCATAAATTTATCATTATTATATTAGGGTTTGAATAGCTTAGATGGCTAAGATTAGAGTAAATAAAACGCAGATGACTGAGATATGCGAAAGTATAGCTGAAGGCGTAAGTTTGACCAGAATATGCAATGAAAGAGAGCATTTGCCTTCTTGGAGAACAGTTTTACGCCATGTCCAGGAGAGTGAAGAAGCTTACGCTTTATATAGAACAGCAAGAGTTCTGCAATGTGAAGTGATGCGAGATCAGATCTTAGATTTAGTTGAAGCTCCATTGCCAACAGATCCAAAGCTTGCAATGGCAGAGGTTCAGAGAAGAAGGCTGGAAGCCGACCACAAGGATAAGCATATAAGACAGATGCAGAGTAGTGGACTAAGAGATAAGCCAGAAGATAAGGGAACAGCTCAAGGCCAGATTACGTTGAGCTGGCAGAATGGAAGTGTGGAGAGTGTGCAGTAGTTGCTGTGATTTGTAAGGATTGTTGGCAGTATTCACGCACACGAGATTAAGAATAGTAATGCGACACACAACCATTATCATTTATTAAATTATTATTGTTTTGTACCTGGGATTGTACCTGGTCTGCTGTAATATAAGCTGGCTGTCAGATCCATACGAGTATTTAGTTCGTAGAAGTAGGGTGGCCTATTTATATTTTAGACCCCCCACCACCCCCAAACGAAGTGGGCGCTTGTCTATACGATAATATATACCTAGTTGAGAGTGTCTGACACATGAACATTGAGATACCCTACAAGCCAAGACCACTCCAGGCAAAGCTACACGCTGAGCTTGATAAGAAGCGCTGGGCAGTCTTAGTGATGCACAGACGATTTGGCAAGACTGTGATGGCTATAAACCATCTACTNNAACCCCAGATACGCTTATATAGCGCCTACTTATAGGCAGGCTAAGATGGTTGCCTGGAGTTACTTAAAAGATTTTGCATCTAAAGTTCCTATGGCTTCTTTTCATGAGACTGAGCTGCGTTGTGATTTGCCGAATGGTGCAAGGATACAGCTGCTTGGATCAGAAAATTTTGATAGCCTTCGTGGAATTTACCTTGATGGGTGCTGCATAGATGAAATGGCAGATATTCCAGAGAGTTTATTTCCAACTGTGCTTAGACCGGCGTTATCTGATCGTAAGGGGTGGGCCTTTTTTATAGGTACGCCGAGAGGTCATAATGCTTTTTATGATCTGTATGAAGCTG